CTAATAAAATTGGATGTCTAAAATCTTGATTTTACGGTCTTTCTTCTCAAATTCAATCTGCTTTATTAATTCTTGGACTATTTGTCTTTTCTCTTCGCTGGTTAAGACAGACCAACTTTTGTTAAACATAGTTACAATTTCTTTAGCACGCTTTATATCAATGGGGTTTTTAGGTTTATGAAAAGTTTGCTCTTGTTCTAAGGCAGTTTGCGCTTTTTGCAAAGCATCTTTTGTTTCTGCCATTAGTTGCTCAAATTCTTGATCAGTCATTAAATCCATAGACCAAGCTTTTTGATATTTTTTCCTTTGTTTTTCAATACTGAGTATTTTTTGATGGAGCTTATCAAAGTCCTGTTGTTTCTCTTCCGGTATTTTCGGTTCGAGTCTTGGTTTTACATTCTGCATATACTCAATTAAAGCTCTTTCGAATTTTTTCTCGCTGCCTCCAATGGTAGGGCGTTTATTCAAAAGACAGGCTTGACATCTATAGTGGTTACTTTCTACATGCTTATTATCTCTTTTTCGAAAATACTTAGATCGCTCACTTGTAAGCCGGTTTCCGCAATTTGGGCATATTATTTTTGTTTGGAATATAAAAATTGAGTAGGTTTCTCTTTTTTTAAAATTTTGCCGATCATGCAATATTTTTTGTAGCTGTTTAAATTCCTCCTTAGAGATATAGCCTTCAAAAGCATCTTCAATTAGCTCATCACCCCACCGAAAAGCGCCGTAAAGTACGGGGTTTTTCAACATTACGAGTATAGAGGCTATATGCCATTTATAACCCCTTCTCGGCATAGCATCTGATTCGTCGAGATAGTCTGCCAATTCTCTGAGTGAATAGCCTTTTTTGATCTTATCTACCATATCTAAAAGAATTTCGCCCTCTTGAGGATTCTTTACCAGGTACTCACCTTCTTTTGTGAAACCAAAGGGGGCAGGGGCGCTATATTGTCCCTGTCGAGCCTTTTCAACTTGACCCATTTTTACCCGTTCCCCTAAATTCTCTCTTTCCCATTGAGCCATAGCGGCAACTAACGTGATAAAAAGCCTGCCAGTTGCTGATCCCGTATCATAGACCTCAGTGGCGGATCTGAAAACGGCATTGTACTTGTCAAAGTAGTCTAAAAGAGAATAGAGATCACGAACAGACCGGGTCAGTCTGTCGAGCCTATATACTAGCACTGTGTTAATGATGCCTTGTTCTATGTGTCTGAGCATTAATTCAAGTGATGGCCTATGTATATCTTTAGCTGATTTTCCTTCGTCTATATAAAATTTGTAGTTTGCCCATCCTTGGGAAACGCAATAGGCTTTCAGTTTCTCCTTTTGAGCAGCGATTGAATAGCCTTCTTTTGCTTGTTCTTCTGTCGAAACCCTAACGTATATTCCAACATTCTTAAGGCTGTTCGCTTCCATTAGTTCCAATTGAAACATCCTCCTAGAAACGTATGTTCTATTTTGAGGTTAAAAATTTTTAACCCCCGATAAATCTTTTAAATGTGCTAACTCTGCAGGTACCCCATTCATCACAGCAACGTCTTTTAGGGTAAAGTTTGTAGTTTTATACTGGCTTATAACCCAGTCGGGAAGAAGAAGTTCAACGGCAAAAGTATTTGCCTCAACTTCGACCTTATCAACTGAGAAAAGAGTATGTTCTTTCATGAAAGGGGTATTAGCACGAGGGTGCAATTGTGCGTGCCCCAGTTCATGAGAACAGACAAATGTTTTTTCACCTTGGCTTAAGTTAGAATTGATAACGATATATTTGTTTCTTTTGTCGTATTTATAAAACCCCATTATTTCATGGTGTAAGTCCCATTGAAAAACATTGATATTTAAATATGATGCAAGTTCATAAGGATTACTGGTTTTATACTTTTTAATTAGTTTTTGCACAGCTGCTTTTATCAAAGTATAAGGCCCCCTAGTCTTGATCGTCTTTTCTGTATTTCTTTGGAGTGTATTTCTTATTGATTCTTTCCGTTTGACGGACGATGTGTTCCATTGCTTCCATGAGGGACTCAATGGCTTCAGGGCTCATAGGCTCGCCAGAGAAGCTTAGTCCATCCGAGTTCTCTAAGTCCCTTCTTATTTCCTCCATACGCTTTGCAATGTCTTTTTCTTCTTTAGCGTTATATTCTGCAGGCTCTTCTTTTATAAGGTTTTCTTCACCAACAATTGCAGAGACCTGCACACCGAGTGCGCTTGCTACAGATTCCAAGGTGGAAAGGCTTGGGTTATATCTATCTCTTTCAATATCTGCAAGGTATGAACGAGAAAGATTAGCTTTGTCAGCCAGTTGTACTTGAGTTAACTTCCGTTCCTTCCTAATAGCTTTAATTCTTTGCCCTACAGTCATTATCGGTTATCTCCTTTACAACACAGTGGACCTCACTGCATTAAACGAGCTTACACGAGGTTACACGAGTCGTTTGATATGTCCCAATTATAGTGCCCAAATGTCGGAAATACAATACCAAAAATGACGGAAATACAAGTATTTTTTAGTGAAATGACGGAAATACAAGCTAAATACTCTCTAAATCTTCAAAATGCTTGATTTTCGTCATATTTCGACTTTTACAAAATGTCGTGAATACCGTACAATTTAGCCATACCTTAACGGGAGGTGATAAACATGCTGGATGGGAAAAAGCTTGGGGCTTTAATTAAAAACAAACGGAAAGAAAAGCACTTGAAACAGACAGAAATGGCAAAGGCGCTAGGCCTGTCTAGGACTTATCTTTCTGACATTGAAAACGGAAGATATCTGCCAAGTACAAAGACACTTTCCAGAATAGCGATTTTTATAAATCTGGATTTAAACGTGTTAAAAATGACGGAAATACAAGTAGTTGAGGAGGGTGGATATGATAGAGCTGCCAGCACATGTAGAAGCCAGGCTTTATGAAATTTTCATGAAGTTATCGGTTCCAAGAATTCTCGAAAAAGAGGCATTGGAGAAAGGAGACAAATCAAATGACGAAAGAAAAGGCAATTGAACTTGCAGCCTTCTTCGCTGAATTTGAGCAGAAGATGATCAAAAAGAACCGATTTAAAATTGCTCATTTCTCTAACAAACAAATGGTCAAATGTTGTCATGTCTATTTAGAAATGAAGGGAGTAAAAGCATGAATCTAAATCAATTTCTTAAATCAGATAAGGAAAAAGCTAAACGTAAATTGGCATCCGCACAGTTTCTGCTGAACGAATTGCTTCCAGATGAAATAGAGGATAACAATTTCGATGAATGTATTGATCTCTGTTTGTCAGCTGCTGAAATGTTCAAGGAAATCAAACGGATGCATCATCCTGAACAAGTCGTTCAGCTACATGAAGTTGCAACTCAATTTCTTAGTAAAGGTCTTGATGTCTCAATTGTAAAGAGGCCTGTATATGAATCTTGAGCATCCGATCATAACGGAAATTAATCGTTACGGTTATCCAAAAGAGTATCTCCAGTATGACCGAGATCGGGAAGAGGATGCCGATGAAGAAGTAAATAAAAAAAGCCCACACGGCAATGTGGACTAAAAACAAACAAGCAACTTCATTTTAAATGGAACTCTCAACAAAATCAAATAGAGGAAGGTGTCTCATATGAATCCATTGCAGGATTTTGAATTAAATGAAATTAACAACGGCGAACTGCCGGGGAACCGTCCACAGTTTGAAATCACTGATATGAACAGCCTGAACTGGGCTTTCCGGAAAATAGCTGCACTTAAGTCGCAGGAAAAGGAAATCAAAGCGCTGGCAGCCACAGAAAAACAACGTATCGAAGAATGGGAAAGGCAAGAGCTTAAGCCTTTAGCAGACAGTCTTTCATTCTTTGAAAACCTGGTGAGTGTCTATCATACAAAGCAGCTGCAGGAAGACCCGAAGGCAAAAACACTTTCCACACCTTATGGGAAATCTAAAAGCCGGACAACAAAAGCAGCACCTAAAGAAGTGGACAAGGAAAAACTTCTGCAGCATGTGAAGGATGCCGGTATGGAAGAGTTTATAAAAGAGTCTGTGGCATGGGGTGATCTTAAAAAGACACTCACTGTCACCGAGCTTGAAGGTAAACCAATAGTAATAGATTCAAATGGACAAGCTGTCCCGGGCGTAGAAGTGCAGCCGGAAACAGTCAGCTTCAAAGTGGAGGTGTAAGGGATGTTTCAAGTAACAGACGCGCAGCGTGAAAAGGAAAAAGCAATTGTGGGTTTTATCGGTCCGAGTGGTTCCGGTAAGACGGCCGGCGCCCTTCTGGTAGCTTACGGAATGATGCGTGAGGCATATCCAGAAGCAAACGACGAGGAAATCTGGTCAAAGATCGGCGTTGTCGATACTGAGCACCGACGCGCAAAACTGTACGCTAATTTACAGTTTGATGAAATTCGCATCGGTAGCTTTAAGCATATTGATTTTACACCGCCGTATACGACAGAACGATATCAAATGGCAGTCGAAGCAATTAAGAACGCCGGTGCCGAAGTTGTCGTAATTGATTCACTCTCACACAACTGGCAGGGTGAAGGCGGAATAGTTGAAACACATGGCAGCATGTCCGGCAACTCGTTTCAAAACTGGGGCAAACTTGCGCCGGAAACAACCAAACTCATTAAGACATTAACACAAAATGACGTTCACATCTTGGCGACATTGAGAACAAAAACAGAGTATGTCGTCGAGCCCGATGATAAAGGCAAAATGGCTCCACGTAAGGTTGGGACAAAGCCCGTCCAAAAAGATGAAATGGAATACGAGTTTATGCTCAATTTTACAATTGGTATTGATCATATGGCTGAGACGTCAAAAGACAATACGCGGATGTTTGAAGGCTCTTCAATCAAGCTAAACCCGGAAGTCGGCCGCAAACTTTATCAGTGGCTTGAGCTTGGCATTGACGTAAAGGCGGAGGAAGAATCGGAGCGCGTCGGCTTAATTTCTCAGATCAAAACGATGATTACTGAGAATGAAAAGGCTGCGCAAATGATTGAGGAGTTCCAGATCAAAGCCAACCAGAAGCTGGACCAGTGGAATATCAAACTTGCTAAGGCTGCTATCGAAAGATTAAACAGCGTACTGGGAGGTGAGCCAGGTGAAAAATGATTCAAAGCTCGAAGAGATTCGGGGGCATGCGACTATATCTGATGTGCCCTGGTTAATTTCAGAGATTGATAGATTGAATAGTGGCATAGACAGTGTAATTTATGATTTGCGAAATGAAGACATCACCGATCCGCATGTAGTGGATTCAATTACTCAAAATCTTGTAGCTGTACTAAACGGCAAATAAAATTAACGAAAAATTGGAGGAATTATACATGTTCACAGTAGACCACAGCAAAGGCGAAGCTTTTGAACCAATTAAACCAGGAGAATATGAGGCAACGGTTATTAATTTTGAGGAAAAAACAGCAGCTTCATCCGGAAATAAGCGACTTGTCGTAGACTATGAAATCCGTTCTGACGTTGAGCAGGCATGCCAGGGCCAGAAAATCCTATACGACAATTTCACTGTTACAGAGAATGCAATGTGGAGATTTCATCAAGCATCAAAGGCCGCGGGCTTCCCGAACGGAATGAAATTTAAGGATCATATTGAATGGGCCAACGCTTTCCTCAATAAACCGATCCGCCTAGTTGTCGGAGAAAGAGAGCATAACGGCAAAAAATATCCAGAAGTCAAAGCGTTTAAGCCGTCAGAAGCGCCGGCGCCGGATACAGGCTCAATTACAGTGAGCGATGACGATGTACCATTTTGATTACAAGAAATACATTTGAGGGAGTGTATAGCTCCCTCGTTTTTAAAGGGGAGTTAATACATGTACGATTTTAAAAATATACCGCAAGAGCTAAAAAACGCCCCTCAGTGGATTCTATGGCGTTCGGAAGAGCGTAACGGCAAAAAAACGAAAGTGCCATATCAGATTGACGGGAGCATGGCTCAATCAAGCAATAAGAGAACCTGGTCCACCTTTGCCACTATCATGAAGTTTTTCAATGAACAGGAGTATGACGGCATCGGCTTCATGTTTTCTAAAGATGATCCGTTCATCGGAATAGATATAGATCACTGTGTAGATGATGGTGTTCTGTCTCCTTTCGCTCAGGAAATCATACAGACAATTAGTAGCTATACTGAATACTCTCCGAGTGGTGAGGGTGTTCATATTATCGCAAAAGGTAAGCTCCCATTACGCGGACCGGGCACAGGAAGAAAAAATATAGATAAAGGCCTGGAAGTATACAGGCATGGCCGTTATTTCACATTCACCGGAAACAGTCTTGATGTTGGACCTGTTCAGGAACGATCAGAGGAAATCAAAACTATCTTTGATAATTACCTGACAGAGAAGGAAGAAGCAAAACCGGTCAGCACCCGATCACAATCAACAAGCGATATGAGTAATCTTTCAAATAAAGAAATTTGGGAAAGAATGTTCAACAGTAAAAACGGTAAAAGCATTCAGGACCTGTTTAACGGCCAACTGATTAATGGCGATCATTCTTCCACAGATATGGCTTTATGTAATCACTTGGCATTCTGGACGGATAAGGACGCGGCTAAAATGGATTCCATGTTTCGTGAATCAGATTTATTCCGTGAAAAGTGGGATCGGCAGCATTCAGCTGATGGTGCTACATATGGAGAAATGACCATTGCTGCAGCTATCTACTCGACAGGCCCCACAATATCTGACTTGATGGAACAGCAAGAGCAACCGTATGAAGTGTATTTCTCGCAGCCTGCAGCCTCACATGTTGCGGACACAGAGGAAATCATAGACACGGCGCCGGTCTTTCATTTAACCGAGTTAGGGAACGCTGAAAGGCTTGTATATTACCATGGCAAGAATATCAGGTACTGTAACGAGCTTGACTGGTTAATCTGGAACGGAAAGATGTGGGAGGAAGATAGTAAAAGGCAGATTGAGGCATTAACTGCCCAAACTCTCCGGGCCATATACGGGGAAGCGAAAGCCACGGAAGACGGCTACAGAAAAAAGCAGCTTAACGATTGGGCTAAAAAATGCGAACGTCGCAATATTCGAATGAACACCATCCTGGATACCCGGCCGATGGTTGCTGTAAGAAAACAAGAACTCGACTCTCATAAATATCTGTTTAATTGTGAGAATGGTGTGATCGATTTAAAGACTGGTGAATTGTTGCCGCATGATCGTGATTTTCTGTTTACTAAAATTTCATCTGTGGCTTATCAAAAGGATGCCGATTGCCCAAACTGGAAAACATTCTTAGAAAGCATATTTATAGATGAACAAGGGCAACCAAACTATGAAATTATCGATTTTATGCAGAAAGCAATTGGCTATTCATTGACCGGTGATACTACGGAACAAGTCATGTTCTTTCTGTTTGGTAATGGCCGTAACGGTAAATCAACGTTTATCAATACAGTTCAGCAGCTGCTGGGCGACTATGGCCGGCAGACGAACAGCGACACATTCATAAAAAAGAAGAATGATAGCAGCATCAACAATGACATAGCCCGCCTCGACGGGGCGCGCTTTGTATCGGCCGTTGAGAGTGAAGAAGGCCAGCAGCTGTCCGAGTCGTTGGTGAAGCAGATCACCGGGGGCGAAAAGATGTCCGCGCGTTTCTTACGCCAGGAATATTTTGAGTTTACCCCAGAATTTAAAGTGTTCTTTACGACAAACCATAAACCAATCGTAAAGGGAAGCGACGAGGGTATCTGGCGACGTATCCGGCTTGTCCCGTTCACTGTCACCATTCCAAAAGAGAAAGTGGACAAAAAGCTTCCGCAGAAACTTGCTGCAGAAATGCCTGGCATTCTCAGGTGGGCGGTGGAAGGCTGCTTGAAGTGGCAGAAGGAAGGGCTTAAAGAACCAGAAGTGATCCGAAAAGCAACGGAAGGTTACCGCGAGGATATGGATATATTAGGGCCGTATATATCAGAAAGATGTGTTGTTCATCCCTCAGCAAAAATTGAAGCAAAAGAGCTCTATAAGGATTACAAAAACTGGTGCTATGAAAATGATGAGATTGAACTCAAAAATCGTGCTTTTTATAGACAAATTGAAATTCGAGGGTTTAAGAAGGAAAACGGAGCGAAAAATAAAGTCTTCTTTTATGGTATAGGGCTAAACAAATATCAGAGCCACTTGAATTTTTCGGAAAGGGTTAACGAAGGGGTTAATGAATCAAATGCAAACAGTGACTCCAAAAAGGTTACTTCTATAAATAGAAAAAAGCTATAAATCCTTTAGTACCAAGGGGTTAAGGCTCTATCTATAGATTTTAATTATTTTTAGGGTTAATAAGGGTTAATGATTTTGTTTGTTCCCCTCACATGAAAATTAATTAATAAAAAATAAATATATATATATAGGGCTTTAATACAAAATGCATTAACCTTCGTTAACTCATTAACCCGTTTTGATAAAAAGAGGTGAGAAAATTGCACCCAAAACAAATTTGTTCCGATTTAGAGGTATTGGGCTCTCGTTTGGTTCTTGATGGAAACGATCTTTATATTGAGAAACCAGAGAAAGTCTATCCGGAACTTGAGGCGTTTGTCCAATCTTATAAAAAGCGAATTATCCGGTATTTGAAAGGTGAATACTCGGATCATGAACATAATGTGAAACAGACAATAGATAAAATCATTAATTATTTCATGGGCATTGATCAAGATATAAATAGAAAAATAGATGACTGGTTCAATCATGATTATGAATCAGTTATGAAGGTGATGAAATTGCTTGTTCTCTTTTGGGAGAACGGCTGGAGGGAGCTAAAGGAATCCGTTTCAAACTTTGAAAGTGAGGAAACGGACCGGCTTTCCATAGAAATTTATGATCGGGCCATGTCGTATTTTAAGGGGAAGAAAGCATGACAATTATTCACTATAACTATTCGGAAACGGAGTTAAAAGAAATTCTGGACAGCATGATCATTATTGTGGATACGAGAGAGCAAAAGAATCAGCATGTTCTTGATTATCTCCGTAAAAAGAAAGTGGCAATCAAATTCAAAGGAATGAAAACCGGCGATTACTCTGCCATGATTCCGAAGAATGACGAATTTGGAATTAGTCGTGATATGTATTTGAATGCAGCCATTGAACGGAAAAACGGAGTGGACGAGCTGGTGCAGTCGATTAAAGACCGTTCTCGTTTTGAAAATGAATTGATCCGGGCGTCCAGACATCCATTCACTCTTCTTGTGGAAGACCTGGAAGGGTACCAAAAGATTCTAAACGGAAAATATCGTTCAAAGTATGAACCGAAAGCGCTGCTGGGCAGCTTAAAAACATTTGAAGTTCGTTACGGCTTTTCAACTGTTTTTCTTAGCCCTAACGCTACCGGAAATTACATTTACCATCACTTTCATTATATGGCCCGGGAACTGCTGAAAGGCGGGCTTGTGTAAATATGAATAATACAATCAAAGGGAGGAAGTAACATGGCATTTGTAGGTTTTGAGGAATCGAAGGAAGTACGGCAGCTGGCTGAAAGCATAATTGACGAGCACCACCCACATTTAAAAGATGCTAAACAGCAAATAGGTTTTTATCTCCGTGAGGGTAACAGCAAATGGGCAGGAAAGGCGAAGAAATGCACGGCTTTTGAGCGCCATATGACCGATTACATGCTTTTCGTGTTTATCAATAAAGATGCATGGAAGACGATGCCGGAGGAACAACGCGCTGCCCTGGTAGATCATGAGCTTTGCCATTTTACTCGTGAAGAATGGGAAGAGCCTGACCCGAAAGACCAAAGTAAATGGGTGACTGTGTACGGCGCTGCCACTGATCCAGACAGCTGGGGAATCCGCGAGCATGACGTTGAGGAATTCTCTGAGATTATCGAGCGCCATGGTTTATGGGATACCGGTATTGAAACATTTGCCGAGGCAGTCCGTGAAGCAGAGCATCAAATGACTATTTCAGACGTACAGCGTCTATCGAGGGTGAAATAAATGGGGGTAATTAGAAACTTTATACTAGGGGATTTTGCATGCATTGAAACCGAACATGAGTTTGTATTGATTATGAAAAATAAAATATACGGTCCCTATGAGAATAGCAAGTTTAAAGCTATGTTGTATGCGTTGGAATGTGGGCTCAAAAGTAATAACAGGTGATCAGGCATGAAAAGCATCGAGTTATTTGCTGGTATCGGGGGTATTTCGCTTGCTGCTGAATGGGCAGGCATTAAAACAGTCGCATTCTGTGAACGAAATGTCTTCTGTCAGAGGGTTTTAAGAAAGAATTTCCCGGGCGTTCTCATCGTTGATAATGTTTGCGCTTTGAACAGACGGCTTTTACAGGAAAAAGGAGTGATCGAACCAGGTGAAACAATTGGCATTCTTTCAGGAGGATATCCCTGCCAGGGTGAAAGTGTTATCGGGAAAAGAAAAGGAGATCGGGACGATAGATGGCTTTGGCCTCAAATGTTCCGACTCACAAAAGAATTACGACCCGATTGGGTTGTTGGAGAGAATGTTGCTGGACACATCACAATGGGCTTGGACACAGTCCTCTCCGATTTGGAAAGTGAAAACTACCAAGCAAGGGTATTCGTACTTCCGGCTGTCAGTGTCGGTGCGCCGCATCAAAGATACAGGACATTTGTTGTTGCCCACTCCGGCCGCCAGTCAAAATCACAAACCGATCAGGCCTTTAACTCCTTCGGAAACGAACGGAACACACGGGGTGATCTTGCCAGGTGGCTTGGGCCATCAATTTCCCCATCTTACTGGCAAATACATCAATCCCCAGCTGTTGGAGTGGATGATGGGTTTCCCAATCGGGTGGACAGAAGTATAGCTTTAGGAAACGCAGTTGTCCCTCAGCAGATTTACCCGATATTCAAAGCTATTATGGATCAGGAGGCGACAGAGTGATTATCTCTATTATAACTGCTCTTTTCATGTTTAATGCAATTGCTCTCCTTCTGTGGATTTGTTTCACAGAGAGCCGTTTGCAAAAATGGGAACACGAAAAATAGAGGAAAGGAGGACGGGTGTGACAGAACAACTTTCATTCCTTCATCCTGTGGATTTGAAGGCAGTCCGAAAAATCGTGATCAAAGAACTCAAAGATTATCGAGCTTTGAAAGTACAGCTTGAGAATAAAAAGGAATCGGTTGACGCTGGCATCAGCCCGTTTCCTTCTATCAGAGACTCTTTCATATTAAATGAATTGAAGGTCAAACAGATGGAAAGGGCGTTAGAAAACAGCCTGGACGATGAAGAACGGATGATCATTGAGAAAAAATACTTAACAGCCAGCCAAACAAAAGACATTCATATCTATATGGAACTCGGCATGAAGAAGGACACCTATTATGAAATAAAACAGCGTGCCATCTTACGTATTGCCACAGCACTCGGAATTATCTGAGTGCTTTTTTATCGACAAATTCCCGATAAAACAGGGGACATTTTAGGGGACAAAAAGGGGGACTATTTATGTTTGAAATCTCGATAAACTTAACCTATCAACGAAATACGATAAATAAAACTTATCGAAATATACGGGAGAAGCGTCTTTCCCTTATCAAGACGAATTCGGATACGGAACAAAGGTGTTGAGGAATGAAGCCAAAACGAGAGGAACATTCTGAGCCTGGATAGCAGCTAGTCTGAGGCGTCCGTATCGGGAGAATAGTATTATCGTGTTTCATTGTGCGATCTTGCTATACTTGGCTTCCTCTCGGAGTATATGTAAGACATACTTTATAGCAACAAGCTCAAATGATTTGTTAAATTTTAGGAATTGATACAATCTCTGAATACATAATCTTTATTGATTTATAAAAAAATTTGGAGGTTTTGCAATGGCTGTATTAGATAAAACTTTATTTTCTTTTGAGTATCCGGAAGTCATGACTACTACATGTGTAACTGGGTGGACTTATCGTCCCTGCCCAACCTGGAATAATCCAGGTCGAATGTGTAGGGAAGATATAGTACTTCCATGTGTTAAAACAAGAAGGAGTCGTTTTAGAGTATATGCTTATTTAAGATATCCTGATACGTTCGAAGATGTGGTTAGAAGTGAAATCGAACGTTGCCACTTGATAGCAGCTGGGGTTGCTACGAATATTGTATATACAGCTGCAACAGCTTCGTCTGTTGTTGGTCCACAAGCAACTATAGCCGCAGCTGTAGGGGCCATTCCACCGGCGCTAGAAGCTTATATACAATCATTTTGGAATTGTTTAACTAGTTTAAATTTATCCGACGTTGCAAGACGACAATTTGAAGCAGATATTAAGCAAGAGACAGTACGCATAACAGACTGGGGTTAATTTATAAATTCTATCGACAAATTCTGCAAATTGTTTCTTAGATCGCCTCATTCACCGATAATAAAGGTGGGGGCGATTAAGTTGAATTTTGAATCGAAATATTTAGTAAGATGGGGAATGCCGGGATGGGTGTTTATGATATTTATAACCCTGTTGTACTTAATAAACGAACCAGGGTATATACCCCAAATTCTAAAGTATAAAGGTTTCTCGCTTGTAGGCTTTACTGCACTAGCAGCAGCACTAGGAATAATTTTAGGGCATATCATTCATCAGATTAGCTTGTTTTTGTGGTTTGTAATTCCTGAATACAGAAAAAGAAAATGGTTAGTTTACTTTGATAGAGAGTTTAAAATAGACAAGCGAATCGTTGAAGAAGAAGAACTTGGTAAGGGAATCAAAAACATATACAGTTATCGTTTAGGGCAACTACATGCAAGAAGGGGCTTGCTTACAAGTTTAATGCTGTCATTTGTGACTATAATAATCCTCTGTTGTACAGATCTAAACTTACTCAGCGTAAAAACGATAATACTTGAAAGTGGTAACGGTGCTCTAATAATGATTATGCTGATAAATTATTATTATTTTGATAGGAACCTAGAATATTTTATGGACAGAGTAAATGAGTTTGAAAATCAAAGTAATTCGAGTGATAATTCTCAACAATCTAATAATGAATAAAATGGCACCTCTATTAAGGTGCTTTTTTATATTCTCTGTAAACTGCTTCCGGTAAATCTCAGGATAGAATATTGGCGGTTAACGGCTTGAGTACGGGGGCAGTTTAGAAAGAATATGGTTCAGACTTGGAAGGAGGAGCACTATGAAACCTTTTAGCAAATGCGAACAATGTGGCGATGAACATCATATCGTTTTACTCGAGCACAAAAAAGAAAATAGCGTAGTAATTGGGTTCATTCAATGCCCATCATGCCAGCATAAAACAGTTTGCTCTGTGACTACGCCTCATATTAGATCGCTTCAAAAGAGAATAAGAACAATAAGAAACCAATATAGAAAAGCAAAAAGACTAAAAAAAGCAGAGCGCCTGCTTGCTGAATATGAAAAGGTGAATGCTCAAATAAAGATACTCATGCATCCGCTGATTGATCAAGAGAATAAAATAATAAATCAGTAACGTCTTTCTGTTTCTTAATGGAAGGCGTTTTGTTTTTAAAAGGAGGTCACACCATGCTACCTTATAACACTGCCACAAAGCACAATATAACTACAGCAATGGTACATGAGGGTTTATACCAATTGCGTGTCTCAGGTTGCCCTTGGCAGGATGCTGATATCGTAGACGCTTTAGGGTGCCTTGGTGACTATGGATTGCATAACCTATTAGCAGTTGAACGTATTGCACGTATAAGTGAGGTACATCCATACAGCAGAGTTAAAGGATTACTTCATCACTCTTATGAGAGTTTAGGGATTAATGAGAGTGATGAGAACGGAGAATTGATAGTGCCAAAGTTGTTGTGGAAAGAGAACTTTTACAATAGGAATGAGCAAGGTGAAGGGTATGCCCCGTAAGCCCCTAAGAGTATGCCCCGCCCCTGGGTGCCCCAGCCTCACCCGTGACCGGTACTGCGATGAACACAAGACACAGCAACAAGAAGAAACAAAACATTACAACAAACATTCAAGAAACAAAACAATAACAAGTTTTTATAAATCAACAGATTGGAAACGAACAAGACAACTTGGATTGATACGAGACAATTATCTCTGTCAGCATTGTTTGAAAGATCATTGCTTCACTCCAGCTGACATGGTGCATCATATTGTGGAAGTAAAGGAAGATTGGTCGAAAAGATTAGACTTGGACAACCTTGTAAGCCTGTGTAACGCCTGTCATAACAAGGTTCATGGCGGAGAGGGCAAGTGACCCTCCCCCCTATCCAAATCTCTGGAAAGGAAACGTTTGGAGAACGGCGCCCCCTCTTCTGCAAACAAACACCGCTTTTCAAAGTTCCGGAAAAACAAAATACCCTCCCGGCGAAATTGCCGGGAGGGCTTGGTACGACTGGTTTTGTTGTTAATTCCATCGTATCACGATTGGTGAAAAAAACAAGCGAAAAATGCAATTTTTTTGATGTGAAATGAGGTGAGAACATGCCGAGGCCTGCAAAATCCGCGACGCTTCAATTGATACAGGGCAACCCAAATAAAAAGAATACGGAAGAGCTGGCCGCCCGGGCTGAGCACGAGAAGAGAATGAAAATGCGATCCGATAATATAAAACCGCCAACGTGGTTGGATAAGGTCGGGAAAAAAGAATTCAAACGGGTTGCTGCTCTATTAACAGAAGTTGAAATCATCACGGAAGCGGACATCAGCATGTTGGCTGCCTATTGTAATGCCTATTCGCAGTATGTATCAATTTCTAAAATTATTGAAGAAGACGGGATCATGGTCCATACGGAAGGACAAGACGAAGACGGCAACCCAATAAAGCTTGTTGGTGAAGAGCATCCGTTATTAAAGCGGCAAAAGAATTATTTTGATCAAATGAAATCAGCAGCGAATGACTTTGGCCTTACACCGTCTGCCCGGGCAAAACTTGCTATCACCCGTACCCAGGAAGAGCGGGAAAAGACGGCTGCGGAGAAGGAGTTTAAAAACGTATGAAGACAATCAAACAATTTATCATTGATTACTCGCGCGATGTGATATCGGGTGAGATTGTGGCGTGTGAAAAACACATTTGGGCCTGTGAGCGTTTTTTAAATGATGTGAGTCGGGAAGGAACAAGGGAGTTTCCTTATGTGTTTGATGATGAAAAAGCCCGCCGGTTCCTTTATTGGATGACTCAGTTTAAACATACAAAAGGGCCTTTGCAGGGTGAAAATATTGTACCTGAGCCTATTCAAATATTCATCTTTGGCAATGTGTACGGCTGGGTGCATAAGGATACCGGCTATCGCCGATTTAAAAAAGTCTATTGGCAGGTAGGTCGTAAAAACACCAAAACTCAGAGCCTGGCTTGTGTTGGTTCTTATGAGGCAATGGCAAACGATGAATATATGTCCGAGGTTTACATTGGTGCCACAAAAACGGAACAAGCAAAAATCTGCTGGAATGAAATTAAGGCGCAGATTATGCAAGCCGACCTTTTGAACAAGCCGGAGAAAAAATATCGAATTGCATATGGGAAAATCGAGCATCCAAAAACTCAATCTAAAATCGAGGCGCTTTCCAAGGATGCTGGCAAAACAGGGGATGGTTTTAACCCGCAATGCGGCATTATCGACGAATACCACGCTCATAAAACCTCAGAGATTTATGATGTCCTGGCTTCCGGTATGGCTGCCCGTGCTCAGCCATTGATGCTGATTATTACTACGGCCGGATTTGAATTGAATAACCCTGCTTATCGAGTTGAATATGATTATGTATCCCGCATATTGGACCCGAATAAGGTGGAACAAAATGAACAGTATTTTGTGATGATCAATGAGCTTGATAAAGGTGACGACGTTAAAGACGAAAAGAATTGGATTAAAGCAAATCCGATTGTTGCGGCCAATGAACACGGCTTGAATTATTTACGTGGAGAGTTGGAGGTCGCGCTTGCCGTCCCGGAGAAAATGCGAAATTTCATGACAAAGAACATGAATATCTGGGTTAACATGCGGGAGAATGGTTATATGGATATGCAGGCATGGACAGATTGCGGATCTGATAAACTCCCGGATTTGAAAAATCGAGAGTGCTATGTTGGCATTGACTTATCAAAAACAATTGATTTAACGGCAGCATCTTTTATTTTCCCGTTAGATGACGGCAGTTTTGCTGTAGAAAGTCACGGATTTATGCCGGAGGATACATTCCATGAAAGAATGAAGACAGATAACGTCCCCTATGATTTGTGGAAGAAAAGGGGATGGTTAACGACAACAGATGGTGCAGTTGTTGACTATGACTATATCAGGGCTTTCATCAAAAAAATGGAGAACCAAAATGGGTGGAGAATCAAGGAAATAGGTTATGATCCATACAACGCCACTCAGTTTGCTCAGCAAATGGAAGCTGATGGATACACAATGGTTGAAATAAGGCAGGGTGTAGCAACGTTGTCCGAACCAACAAAGGATTTTAGAGCTAAAGTCAAATCGAAAAAAATCATTCATCCAAAAAATGATTTGTTAACATGGGCGATGGGTAATGCGGTAACAAAAGTAGACGCCCAGGAGAATATCATGCTTGATAAATCCAAATCTACTCAGCGTATTGATCCAGCAGCAGCTTTAATTAATGCGTATGTGCGCGCTTCTCAGATTAATAATGAAGTTGATTTAAATGCTTATATTCAGTCAGCTTCTTTCTCTTTCTAAAGGTGGTGTAGGAGTGAAGAAAATATTGAAGGTCTTTCTACTCTTTTTGAATGATTTTCTATTTATCATTGGAGCTGCTTTTGTTCTGACTGCCGCATATCGCTTAAACGCAAACATCGGTCTTATTCTGACGGGTGTCTTTTTTATGTTTTATGCTGCACTTTTGAGCAAGAAAAGGGGGTGATTAATTGTTTTTAGAAGGATTGTTTTCAAAAAGATCAAATGCATCTGATCCCTGGAACCTTGCTGATCCACCAGAGTGGATAGTTGATATGTTTGGCGGCTCCAAAACAGCAAGCGGCGAGCGTGTAAGCGAAGCAACTGCACTGGTTCATCCTGATGTGTTTTCCTGTGTGAATGTTTTATCCGATGATATTGCAAAACTTTCAATTCATACATTCCAAAAGGTTAATGGAAATATCGAAAGCGGGATGAATCATCCAATTGCTTCATTACTTTATCTAAAACCGAATCAATACATGACGGCTTTCACTTGGAAGAAGCTAATGATGACCCATGTTTGTACCTGGGGCAATGGATATTCGTATTTAAAGCCTGATAAAAATGGTTTTATTACTGATTTGCTACCGTTAAATCCGGCCAATACTCATCCCTATGTGGACCCGAATACAGGAATTTTGTGGTATGAAACCATCATTAATTCAAAAAGAGTGGAATTGTATGCTGACGAGGTTTTGCATTTCAAAGGTATGACTGAGGACGGGATTAACGGTAAAAGTCCAATAGGCGTTATAAGAGAGCAAGTCGGAGCTCAATCAGCTGCTACAAAATTTAACGCGAAGTTGTATAAGAATGATGCCACCCCCAGGGGCATTCTGAAAGTGCCTACCTTGTTAGAGGAAGGCGCGAAGGACCGAGCAAGGAGAGAATGGGACAGGGTAAATGCAGGGAGAAATATTGCCATTATTGATGCCGGGCTTGATTATCAATCAATTTCAATGCCATTGCAAGAGGCACAATTTGTAGAATCAATGAAATTTAATAAGGCTCAGATTGCTTCCATTTTTAAAGTCCCTTTGCATAAGATCAATGAGCTCGATCGTGCGACGTTTAGCAATATTGAACACCAATCTATTGAGTATGTAAAAAATACACTTCAGCCGTGGTTAGTATCGTTTGAACAAGAGTTCATTACTAAGCTGTTTACCGATGACGATATTAAAAAGGGGTACTATACCAAATTTAATGTTAATAGCGAATTACGCGGTGATGCAAAATCAAGGGCTGAGTATTACGAAATTATGGAACGCATCAGCGGTTTGAATATTAATGAAATCCGAGCATTAGAAGAGAGAAATGCCATCGAAAATGGAGACCGTCATCTTGTTTCTCTAAATTACACGTTCTTAGATACGCTTGAGCAATATCAAATGAGTAAAGCAAAATCAGTTAAAGGGGGTGAAAACAAAAGTGAACAAGGAAGTACGTCATCTGACAACGAAAATTGAGTTACGCTCTGCCGGTGAAGGCGAAGAGAAAATGCATTTTATTGAGGGATACGCTTTGAAATTCGAAAAATGGTCCGAGCCGTTGGGAGGATGGTTTAAAGAAATCATCAGCCGGAACGCCCTGGATTCTACAGACCTTTCTAACGTAGTCGCACTTTTTAACCATCGTCAGGATTATCCCTTAGCGAGAAATACCGTTTCTGAGGACGTAGGAAGGCTTGAGCTGGAAACAGATGCAATAGGTCTCAAATTCCGTTTTATCCCTACAGATACGTCGTATGCGAAGGATTTAATGGTGAATGTTAGAAGCGGAGTCGTTAATCAGTGTTCTTTTGCTTTTTCTTTGGATCACAGAAATGGAGAGCCGGATGAGTGGCAGCATAATGATGAAGAAGGAGTTTATGAACGGCGAATCAATGCTATAGATAGAATCTTTGATATATCGCTGGTCACAACACCTGCATATAGCGATACGGAGGCCGTTGTTAGTGAACGAAGCTTGGCTAAAGTGGAGCAGTTAAAAGAAATGCGTACTGCCCCAATTGAAAAATTAAAAATGGAGCTTGAACTTTTAGACCTGACAATTTAGGTCTATTTTTTATGTCCAAATTCAAGGAGGAAATACGAATGACAGTTGCTATGACGAAAAAAGAACGTGAATTGAGACAAAAATTCACACAGAAAAAACAAGAGGCATCCAATCTTCTGAATGAAGGGAAGTCCGAAGAAGCCCGCAGTATGCTTGATGAAGCCAAGGCGCTGCACAAACAAATCGAGCTTATGTCAGAAGAGCGTGGCTTGGAACTGCCGGCATTGGGTGAAGAACGAAACTTTGTACCAGAATTCGAACGAAAGCCCGATGAAGAACCCGAACAGCGCGATATTTTAACAGCTACAAAAGAGTACCGGGATGCTTGGTTTAAAGTGCTGACCGGACGCAGCCATGATCTTGGCGAAGAAGAAAGAAGTATGATGCAGCGTGTCTTAAAAGAAAATCGCTCATTGTCTTCTGGGAGTGATAAAGACGGGGGATACACTGTACCAGATGATATTTCAAAAGAAATTCTGAAATCTATTCAGGAGCTAAACTCAGTACGTAATTTGGTTCGCGTTGTACCAAAAACTGCTCCATCAGGGAGCTATACAGTCCGAAAGGGTGTGGCTGGAAAACTTTATAACACGGCCGAGAAAGAACAAATCAAAGAACTGAAAAACATGGAATTTGATCAAATCTGGTATAACGTGAAGAAATTCGCCGGATTTATGCCTGCGCCTAGCGAGCTCTTAAATGATTCATTTGTAAACTTTGTTCGTGAGATCGTGGACTGGCTCTCTGAATCTGCTATCGTAACAGAAAATGATGAAATCTTTTACGGAGTAGGCGGCGAGAAGAACGTTGAAGGAATCATTTCTAGCGGGAAATTCAAGTCAATCAAGGCACCGTCTCTCATCACTATTAAGTTCTTGCGAAAAGTCAAAAACCAGATTAAACGAGGATACCGTAAAAACGCAAAATGGGTGATGAACACAGAAGCGTTTGAAACGCTGGCAAACATTGAGGACAAAAACGGCAGAGGTATTTTGGCTGAAGACCCTAGAAATGAAGACAATTTCCTTCTGTTCGGCCGTCCAGTTGAAGTCTATGACGAAATTGTTACTGACGAAAAGACACAAAAAACACACATTCTTTTTGGTGATTTCAAACGTGGATATTTTATGTTCGATCGTCAAAAGTTCGAAATTAAATCAACTGATGTGGGCGGGGATGCTTTCCTCACTGATCAAACATATTTCCGAGGCATTGAACGATTCGACGGGAAAGTTGTTGATCCAGAAGCAGCTATCATCGTGACTGATCTTGTTGTTGGAGAAGAGGCACAAGTGGAAACACCATCGACTGAATCTGCGGACTTAGGTAAATAAAAAAACGAAAGGATTGATTTAACATGGCAGATTTTTTAAATGAAAGTAACGGAGCAAAAACATCAGCAAGAGACAACGGATCAGGGGAACCAATTACAGATGTCTCTATTGCGGACAACAGCGAACAAAATCCTCTCTATGTAAAAGGTCTTCAAGGCGAACCGGGGCCTCAAGGTCCTAAAGGGGATACCGGTCCGCAGGGAGACAAAGGAGATACTGGTCCTCAAGGTCCAAAAGGAGATGCTGGCCCACAAGGTGAGCCAGGTCCCCAAGGTCCAAAGGGTGACAAGGGTGATCCAGCTGTTATCGGTGAAAAAACTATTGTACATGAAATGCTGGGAGAAAAATCAGTCCGCAGCATTAACATTGGAACGGGCAGCGTTATGATGGATCACTTAAATAGTGAAGTGAAAAACGTATTAGATGGGCTTCAAAAACAAATTGATGAGCTGAAACCGAACACTTCTGCTGAATGAAAGACAGGTGATGTCGAGTGACAGAAGAAGAAAAAATTGAATTAGAAAAGGCAAAAAAGTTCCTCCGGGTTGATGGTGATCTGGAGGATGATTTGATTGTAGACTTTATTGCATCAGCAAAAGAATACATTGCTTCTGCTACCGGTCTTACATTCCCGAATAAATCAGCCAGGGCGGCAATGTGTGTGAATGCATTCGTTGCTCACTGGTATGAAAACAGAGAAATTGCCGGTACAACTTCTAACTTGGACGGCGTGCTGACTACCATGGTCAATCAGCTCAAATATACATTGCCGGAGGCTGCTCCTAATGTTGAATGATATGAGATACCGGATTCAATTTCAGAAAAAGAAACCTGGTGGACGCCTGCCTGTGGATGGAAAGGACAGCTGGGAAACGGTAATAGAATGCTGGGCTAAAGCTGAAGGTTTAAAAGGCCGAGAGTATTATGCTGCGGCTGCGATCCAGAAGGAAAAGACAGTGGAATTTACAATTCGACATCGCGAAGACATAGACGAGCATATGCGAATCATTTTTCGTGAAAAGGCTTATGAAATTGAGTCGATCTTGCCCAACTATTCGCGTCGGCACTTCATTACAATTAAAGCAAATGTGGTGAGCTGATGAATTTTGAGCTGGAATTGAAGGGGTTTAAAGAACTGGAATCTACATTCGCAGACTTAGCCCGCAAGGACGAAAAAATCCATAAAGCAACCGTAAAAGCAGGCGGTGCTGTATTGGCGGAAGTAATCAATGATAATGCTCCGCGGTCAGCTATTGGGGGTAAGCACCCTCACATTGACGAGGACATTATTGTTGGAAACAGGATAAAGCGAGATGAAGACGGAGAAATATATGCGGTTGTCGGTCCCACAAAGGACACTAAATTCCGTGTTCACTTGCCGGAGTTTGGCACCATTCATCAGGCAGCAAATCCTTTTATTCGAAACAGTATGATTCAGGCAAATGATAAGATGCTTGATGCTATGGAAAAGGTCATAAAGGCGGGGTATAAGCTATGAGTCTTTTAAACCTCATCGAAAGATCAATGCAATTAAAGGACAAGGTATTTGAAGCGCTGGAAACCCATCCGGCGCTTTTATTATTAATTGATCCTGCAAATATTTATGAATTGGCCGTACCAGAAGGGCTTGAAAGTTCTCCTCCTTACATTGTGGTTCAGGAGATAGACTACAAAACAACTAAATGGGCTGATGGGAAGCCGATACAAGACAGCGCCGTTTATCAGATTGATGTGTACCACAATAGTTCATGCGATCCTATTTTGGCCCCTATTGTGGACGTAATGGGCGGCCTGGAATTTCAGACAACGGTCCCTATCAATGAATTTTTACAAAAAGAACGGCTTATTCGAAAAGGATATCGGTTCGAAGCGAACATTTTATTATAATTGGAGGTTTTAAGATGCCTGAATACAGTTCAGTTACAGGTTTGAAGAATGTGAAATTTGCGCCTTTAAAAAAGGCGGGTAAATTTTTTGTTCCCACAGAAATTCTTGACTACGAATTTGCAATTAATATGAAAGTTGAAACAGAAACATCCACAGAAAAACAATATGCGGATGACAAACTTGTCGATCTTGCAGTTTCAACTGGTTCAACTAAATTAGACATTGAAATGCGGGATCTGCCAATGGAGATTCTCTCTAAATTACTTGGAATTGAACAAGATGAAAACGGATTGTATTTGTTTAAGAAAAATATCATTCCTCCTTGGGTTGCGATGACGTTTCAAGGACCTAAAGCAAACGGCAAGTCTCGTCATGTGGGCTTGGTAAAAGGCAGATTCTCTTTGCCGGGTGATGAATGGAAAACAAAACAAGATAAAACGGATTTCCAAACGATCAAACTCTCAGCAGAATTTGTAGATAGAGAGCAGGATGATGTGTTCAAAATCGTGGCGGACGAAGATGGAGAAAAATTTAATCTGGACAATTTTTATAAGGCAGTTTTTGGTGATGCCTATCAAAATGAAAAACAAGGTACAGAAGAAAATGTAAGTACTGATCTAGGGAAATAAAAGGGGGGCTGAAAAGCTTCTCTTTATTCAGACAAAAACCATTTAACTAAAAGGAGGAGTCATCATGGCTCAAAAACATATTTCAATAAAACTGTGGTTTGAAGACGAAAAAAAGTTTAAAACATTCATTGCACCGCGGACAAACACGAAAGCACTTATTGAAGCGTTAAGGCTTAATGCAGAGGCTGAAAAAACGGCAGATGACCTTGAAAAAAGCATTAAAACGCTTGAAAAACAAATGCAGTTCATCGTAAGTGTTTTTCAAAATCAATTCTCATATGAGGAATTGTTCGAAGGACTAGAGTCTTTTGAAGTTGGTAAAGAAGTCAGCCGCATTCTCTCAGAGATAGCAGGGTATAAGGAAATAGAGGCCTTTGACCAAGATTTTTTGCAGGAGAAGACGGAGAAGAGTACACCTACGAACGAGGAATCCAGCAAATAAATGAAATTTATTCCACTTTGCTTGAACAAGGGTGGAAAATGACTGAAATAGATAATATGGACATTTACCATTACTTAGAGGTTTTAGCTGAAAAGAATAAACCGAGAGTTAAGACGGTAACAATTGATCAAGTCTTTTAGACAGGTACTCACCTGTCTTTTTTTATTGAGTTTATGCCAGGAAAGCGGGGTGTTTACATATGGCTCAACCAATAGGAAACATGGTTGTCAAAGTAGGTCTTGATGATACAGGTTTTAATCGAGGTATTGAAGGCCTAAAAAGGCAAATGCGCCTGGCAAACTCAGAAATGAAGGCGGCCGGCAGTATTTATAAAAATACCGGTGACCAAACGAAGCTCCTTCAGTCGCAAATGGAAGGGCTAAACAATAAATATAAGATTCAAGGCCGTTTAGTTCAAGAACACCGTCAGAGATATGATGAATTGGCCCGTCAAAAAGGAAAGGACAACCGCGAGACACAAATCCAAGCTCGGCGCTTAAATGATGCAATAGCTGTTCATCAAAATTTAGGAAGAGAACTGCAGCAGGTTACTAAAGAATTTGAAAATACTTCTGCAAGTGGAAAGCGAGCAGCAGGCGTTTTTTCTGTCTTCAAGAAAGATTCACAAGAAGTATCGAAAGAGTTAAATGCTGTCTATAACTCTGCGACCGAAACAGGGAAAGCACTGACAGCTATAGGAGCTGTTGGGGCTCTTGGCATCGGGGCAACTGTAAAGGCTGCAGCAAGCTTTGAAAAGGAAATGAGCCGGGTTGCAGCGTTAGCAAATGCAACGGATGACCAAATGGCCGCGCTTACTGAAACTGCCCGTCATCTTGGGGCCGTAACACAATACACTGATGGGCAAGTAGCTGAAGGGATGCAGTATTTAGCGATGGCCGGTTATAAAACCAATCAAATCATTGGTGCAATGCCTGGTTTATTGGCAACTGCGGCAGCTGGACAAACCGATCTAGGTGTCACAGCTGATATTGTTTCAGACATCCTAACTGAGTTCCATATCAAAGCAGAAGACACAAACCGTGTTGCCGACGTTATGGCCTATACGTTTACCAATTCGAATGCTACTCTCCAAGAGATTGGGCAAACCATGAAATATGCGGCCCCGGCGGCAAAAACTGCGGGCGTAAGCATGGAAGAATTGGCCGCGGCAACCGGCATCATGGCGAACAGCGGAATTAAAGCTGATATGGCCGGAACGGCATTAAGGTCTACACTAACTCGTTTGGCTGCGCCTCCGAAGCCAGCAGCATCCGCAATTGAAGAGCTGGGGCTTAAAGTAACGGACTCAACCGGGAAAATGCGGCCGTTAGCTGATATTATGGGACAAATCACCGAGAAAACGAAAGATTATACAGAGACGGAAAAAATCCGGATTGCCAAACAGCTTGCCGGCCAGCATGCTCTATCAGGATTCATTACCTTAATGCACGCTGGAAAGGATAAACTCCAAGACTTTACAAAAGAATTGGAGAACAGCGGCGGCACGGCAGAAAAAATCGCCGATAAGCAAATGGACAACCTGGCCGGATCATTTGAATACCTAAAGTCGGCCACAAATAATGCTGTTATTACACTTGGAAATCAATTCATCCCGGTGATACGTGCTACAACAGACGTTATTACAAGCGCTGTCACATGGTTTGATTCCTTGCCTTCTTCAGTGGCTAGCACAATTGCCATTACAGGTGCGGCGGTTACCGTGTTCTCGCTCTTGGGCGGTGCTTTCCTGCTCACATTAGGTGCAATTCCGAAAATGGCTGCTGGTTGGAATATGCTTCGCACAGCTGGGGCGTATTTAACCGGGAATGTGAATCGGGCTTCTACAAGTCTAACCGTTTACTCTGCTGAGGCGATTGCGGCTGGCACAGCCTCAAGAACAGCGGCCGTGGGCATGACTGCCACTTCAACAGCTGCGGCAGTAGCATCCACAAGGATGGATCGTTTCCATCAAACCTCTGCACTTGCTGCAACAAGAGTTGGACGGCTTGAACAAACAACAAGCAGAAGCACAAGAGCGATGAGTGGTCTTGGCGGTGCTTCACGTGTAGCTGGTCTTGGACTTAGCCTATTTGGCGGACCAGTCGGAACAATAGCCGGGCTGATCCTTTCTTTTGCACCTGAACTTGTCAAATTTGGATCAGGCATTGTAAAAGCTGGAGTGAATGCAGTAAAAGGTGCTGGCGGCTTTATGAAACTTGCGAAAAGTGGTTTCGGTCTTTTTGACATTCTTAAAAAAGGTACCGGAGTTGTCGGTCTTTTGCGCGGCGGGCTCAGTTTGCTTGGGGGACCGATCGGAATAGCTGTTACTGGTGTTACCCTCTTAGCTGATGCAGGATTTAAGTATTACGACAACTTGAAAAAAAGGGTGCTACCAGCAACGATCGACTTTGGTGATAAGGTATCTGAATCCACTTCAAAAGCGATTAATGCGTATGAAGACATGAACACTAAAGTCGGTGCCAAGCTTAATTATTACTATTTAACCAATAAAAAGATCACGAAAAAAATTGCTGATAACATGTCCACCGAGTATGAGAAGATGGGCAAAACCATACTTGACGGTTATCAAAAGAGCACTGATAAATCTTTGAAAGTGTTAAGTGATTTTTATGCTTCTAATAAAGAAATGTCTGAAAAAGAGAAGACAGAAACATTACAGAATATAAAAGACAACAATAAGGACAAACATAAAGAAATATCCGGATATACCAAACGCATCAAAAAGATTTGGGAAAATGCTGCTAAAGATCACCGAGATATCACAGATGACGAACGTAAGGAAATAGAACAGATTATTAAGAAAATGAATAGTCATGTTGAATCTGCTCTTACTAAAAGTAAAGAGGAGCAGACAATTATCGCCGGAAAATTAAAAGACAACAAAACTCAACTTTCTGCAAAAGAAGCAGCTGCCACAGTTAAAAACAGCAAAAAAGCAAAAGACAATGTGGTCAAGAATGCTGAAAAGCAATATAAAGAAGTAGTGAAAAACGCTGATCTAGAGTATTACGTCAAGGGTTCTATCACTAAAAAACAACATGATGATACAGTTAGCTCTGCGAAGAGCCAAAAAGATCAGGTTGTGAAACAGGCTGAAAAAACTCATAAAGGCGTAGTAAGTGAAGCGAAAATGCAGGCTGCCGCGCATGTAAAAGAAGTAGATTGGGAGACAGGGGAAGTGCTCGGGAAATGGGATACTTTTCTCGTTGATCTAGCAGGTGTTGTTAATAAAATTACCGGCGGGATCAATACTGTTCTTGAGTTCATGCACATTCCTACAATTCCTGAATGGAAGCCTAAAGGGTACAGCGGCAACTCTGAAATGCAGGTAGCGCCAGGCAGAGCCTATGCAAAAGGGACAGACTTTCACCCAGGCGGAAGGGCGTTAGTCGGTGAAGAAGGTTTTGAACTTGCTCATACACCAGGCATCGGAACTTATGTGGTTGGAATGGGCGGCCCGCAGGTTTGGGATCTACCGCGTGGTACATCGGTTCTCCCACATAGTCAGTCAAAAGAAGTTATAGCAACAGGTCTTCCTGGTTATGCAGGAGGTGTCGGGAGCTTCTTCAAAGACGCCCTTAATGGCTCCAAGAAGCTTGTGAAAGGAGCGATTTCAGCAGGGAAGGGCGTTGTCAATAAAGCGAAAGATGTTGCATCGGGTGCTATGGAAATGATCTTGAATGGACCTGAGAAAATGATTAAGAACTTGTTTAAGGGCTTTATTCCTTTTAAGTCAGGAAAAGGTGTGGACTCACTAGGAACTGGTATCCTCCAAACATTAAAAAATGGAGCTGGTCAGTTTTTAAAAAGCATTCTTCCGGATGCCGGGCTTTTCACAGCAGATGCATATAAGGGAGCGACAGGTTCTGCTCAGGTTCAAAAATGGGTAGCAGAAGCTGTTGGCATTGCTGGTGTACCTTTCTCATGGGTTCCTGGCTTGATCACCATTGCAATGAAAGAGTCTGGCGGAAATCCCAATGCCATTAACCTTACTGACTCAAATGCAAGAGCCGGTCATCCTTCTCGTGGGCTGATGCAGACAATTCCAAGTACGTTTTCATCCAATGCGTTTCCTGGGCACAATAACATTTTGAATCCGGTTGATAATATACTAGCTGCCATCAATTACATCAAAGGACGTTATGGAGATATATCCAATCACCCTGGTTTAAAATCAATGGCTCGCGGCGGCCCGTATGTGGGTTACGCAAAAGGAGGGACTTCACCGGGGCGTGGCGGCTCTAAATGGGCGATTCTAAACGAACGGGGCTTTGATGAGACCACGATTACAACAGACCCGACGTATCGGGAACGTAACATCGGTTTATGGGCGCGTGTAGGCCGTGAGCTTGGTGTTCTTCCGTCACTTCAACAAGGGATGATTTCAAAAGCCCTTGTGTTGCTTCAAAAAGCTTCAATGGCTACAGCTGACAAAGCGCCACAGACCAATGTGAATGTTGACATGAGCCGTGTGGTTGAGAATCAAGAGAAGCAAATCAGCATGATGAGTCAGCAAATAGATGCTCTTCAGCAAAGCATTCAGCTGTTACAGCAGCTTGTTTTGAAAGACAATCACACGTATATAGACGGGACAAGACTGGATCAAACCAGTGCGGACCGTTATAACAAAAAACGTTATAGAAACGGGGGTAAGCCTGCATGGTAAAACTGTTTATTGATTTTAATAATGGACTAGGGGAGCAGAGCCTTGACAGCTTACTCCCTCAATTTGAAGTATTGAGCTTTTTGCCGGAAGCTCCAAATATTAATCGGGAAACAATTACGATCCCTCGGCGGCACGGTCTGATTTTGCCGCAGCACCCACGCGATGTGACTTACGGAGAAAGAAAAATAAATGTTGAGATTTATTTGAATGCGCTCAAGCATGAGAATTTTTATATGTACAGGCATCAGCTATATGCCCTATTGGTTAAGCCGTTTCCTTATTACATTTCTTCTGATCTTTGGCCGAATCGGCGTTTCCTTGTCACGTGTGATGGGAATTTCAGCATTCCAAAAGAGAAGGAGAAAACCTTCAACGATTTCTCTGTTGAGTTCACTAATACTACTGGTATGGCGGAAACAACTTTTACAACAAAAGATAAGCAGTATTTCACTAGAGCAAAGCGAACTTTCGGTATGAACATTCCGCCTAATGACCAGTTGAACTATTCTTTTAAGAATCAGAAACGTTTCTCTGTGTTTAATCCCGGTGACGTACAGATAAATCCAATGGACCATGATTACAATGTCCTGTTAAATGCTGCAGGTAAAAATGTAACGTTGATCAATCATACAAATGACGAAAAGCTTACGATTGAACAGGAACTAAAGAAAAGTCAGCAGGTTTCTTTTCTCAAACAATATACAATCATTAATAACACGCCGATTAAAACTTCTGGCCGACTGCCGAGTCTTGAAATAGGATGGAATGAGTTTGAAGTTCAGAACACAAGTGACTTCACCATCCAATTCGATACTCGGCTTTATTATTTGTAAGAGGTGGTGGTTTTTTGGCTAAAGAAGATTTCATTAAACAAATAGCGGCCGACGCTCAAAGAGTTTATAAAAACCATCAAATTCTTGCTTCGTTAATCATTGCCCAGGGATGTCTTGAGAGTGCATGGGGAACAAGTGAACTTGCGACAAAAGGACACAACCTATTCGGAATGAAAGGCGAATACAAGGGACAATATGTCACTATGATGACATGGGAAGTCATCAACGGTGAAAATGTTCAGGTTCCGGCAAAGTTTAGAAAATATCCCTCTTGGAAAGAGTCAATTGATGACTTAGCTAACCTGTATCTCAATGGCGTAAGCTGGGATAAAAATCATTACAGGGCCGTTGTCGGAGAGACGGATTATCAAAAAGCCACAGCTGCGCTCGTAAAAGCTGGATATGCAACTGATCCAAATTATGCAACAAAGCTCAATAGCATTATTTTTACGTATAAGTTAACCAAATATGATACCACCGAGGGGCTGCCCGACAATCCGGATGAACCAAGTAATCCTGATCCGATCGTAGACCTGCCGAGCAAAGAGTATGACGGAAAAGATATCACGCTAAATCAGAGCCTTCCTAAAGATGTATATTTTCCAAAGCTCCATGTGGCGAGTCAGGACGATTCACAAGCCATTGAAGTCATAGGCGCTGACCCGGACTTATTAGACGATACGACAGGGAAAAAGGACATTGAATTCACGATTACACGGACAGCTGATAATGGCACAGAATACGACTTGCTTGTGAATGACAACATTCTTTATCTTGATGAGAAAAAATATAATCATCAAAAGTATTTCATCACAGATATTGAAATTAACCAGGAAGGGACGCTTTCGAAAAAAGTAACAGCAAGCCACGTTTACGTTGTGACACTAAACAATCACTATGTGGAAGGTACGATCAGTGGGACGTTTACCGTCAGGAAGATGCTTGATTTTGTTTTTAAAGGCACAAAATTAAGGTACATCTTTATGGACAAAGAAAGTGAGTTCTCTAGCGTTGAACAAGAGAATTTTGGTGACAGATTCGGAAATGATCTAATGGATGAAATTGTGGAAGACTATGGCTTAGAATTAGATGTCGATAATTATAAAGTCTACGTGTATAAGAAAATGGGCAAACGAATAAATCATACACTTGATACTCGATATAATATGCCTGGTATCACAATCAAAACCTCTACTCAAGGGTGTTCCACAAGAGCGAGGGGTTTTGGTGCAATTAAAGAAAACAGCAGCACAGACAGCAAAAAAACGGAGTATGTTTTTGAACCGGTATTGTACAAGCATCCTGACGAAGATAAATTTTTGATTGATGGTATGCCAAGATGGGCGGAACCATTGCGGGATGAAAAATATAAAAAAGAGTCCAGTATGTTAGCCGCGTTGAAAAAGTACGTCAATCCATATCCACAGACGGAAATAGAAGTAGATTATGAATACATCTACGAGCCGAAGCTTTTAAAGATACAAGAGGATTTCTGGAAGGGTGACACACTGCATATTTTGGCTGATACATCATATGGCGTGACTTACGAAGATGATGTCCGTCTTTTGGCCATTCAATATAAACCATTGAATCCTTACGCAAAGCCGACACTGACATTTGCCAATTTCCGAAAAGATATTCAAGACATTCAGATGGAGCAAGAGAAGAGATTGAAAGATCAAAAGCGATATATGCAAAAACTAAGAATGATGATATGAGCACTCTTACCAGGGTGCTTTTTGTTTTGTTCTTGAAAGGAGAGTGATCTCATGGTGATCAGATTAATAAAAGATTATGATTCTACAAAAGACTCACTGTATCTTGCACAGCAGCGGGATGACTTGGAAAGCATTGAAAATGAATTAAATGGACTATCCAATTCCATTGCCAATCATAAATCGGCTGTGACTGCTCATACGTCTTCTCAAGTGGCTCATGGCGGCGGGCTAACAGTTTACGAGGAAATTGAAATAGCGAAAGCTCGACTACGAAACATTATTTTAGAAGCAGATGGAACCAATATAAAAGAAACCTTAGATGCTCGGGTAGATAAAAGAGGGAAAGTCTATCCGTCTTTACGTGATCACCTCATCGCAAATGAAACTGATCTCGAAAATTTGGATTCAATGATTCAAAAAGAAATGACTTTTGATTTCACAACGGTTCCGCCGGTTTACCATACGAACTTGAATTTGGCAGATAAAACAGTACTTCAGTGTTTTGTCATTGATGAACTAACAGGCGATATCTACGCCACACAGGTTGCCAGTGGGAACAAAGATAAAAGCGAAAGTTTCACCATTACACGTATGAACCAAAACGGGGTGATGCTGGACAGCATGACGCTCATACACGGCGGCCACGGCACCACAATTGGACTGGAACGGGAAAACGGAAAAATATATATCTGGTCCAACTATAATGTTGTCGATTCAAACGGAAACACTGTCGGAAACGATCTTGTGCGTTTCCCTTATACAGCGGGCGCTACATTAAACGGTGGCAGCGGAGGCATTAAACGCTATAACAAATTTAACGATTACTATACGATCCCTGTCATTGATAGAGAAAATGGTTTTATTGCGTTCCGAATCAGATTAAAAGACGGTAATAGTTTGGTAGAGCTCCGAAAATTAAGTGATGTGAAAAACGGCGTAAATAAAGTGCTGGGAAAGGTGACTATTCCGAATGACTTATTTTATCTCCAAGGCTTCACAATAGACGGATACGACTTATACTGGTACACCGGAGATACTAATAACAAAACATATCCATGTGAGCTGACGTTATTTAGTTTTAAAGATGGAAGCTTAAAAAAACGTATCTCTTGTGATTTTGGTTATGGGCCGGACGGCAAATACGAAGATGGTTTCCGTGAACCTGAGTCAGTCTTTTTATATAAGGACCCGAAGACAGGGAAGAAATCGCTATTTGCTGGCGTGGCGACGGGAGCCGTTGGAAAAAGGCTTGCCAAGGTATATGCCTACCATTCTAAAGAGAATGCAGCCAAATTCGGTATTGATTTAGCGCAAGGGTATCAAGGGTATAAACTCACTCAAAACAATGGCTATTCAAAACGTCTTCCGGACGGCTTAAAGTCCTTAAAAGATTTCAGGCAACCCGGTTTTTATTATATGCTGACTACTGAAACAAAGACGCTTTCGGATCATCCGGACAGCGGTAACGCTGGATGGTGGTTGAACATTGCGCCGGCAGATCGCGCCGGATCAGTCATTCAAACGTTAACCAGAAATGCAACAGGGCGGCCAATTAAAATTTTGACAAGAGTCGTGACAAATGACGGGAATGTTGGTGAGTGGTCCGAGATTTCAACGAGTGGAAAACTACCCTGGGCAAACCTGCCTTTAAAGAACGGCGCAAAGAATCCTGACAGCAACTTTCGTTTGCAATTTGCAGTACAGGGAGGTTTTCTTTTTGTGAGGGGCCGAGTTACTATTCCACAAAAAGACGGTGTTGATTTTGCGACATTGCCTGCCAGTGCCCGTCCTAAAAAGAATACCTATAAAAGCTGCCCTGTAGCAGGTACAACAGGAGATAGAAAGATTGTTTTTCGATCAAATGGAAATATCTCTGCTCTAGGGCTATTTGCAAAAAGCGCGTCGAATGCAACATACACCTATATTGATGAAATCATCAAGCTGGATTAAAAAGGGGTGTCTCATATGGAATATGAACAAATGTGGGCTTATCAATATGATGAAAACTATATTTATGATTGCCCTGTTGAAATTCAATACATCGAAGATGATGACGGAAACGTAAAACGTGTTGTTCCGGAAAATGCAACCGAGATCAGTCCGGGTGACTTGGTGCAGGCCAAATGGACGGGAACAGAGTGGGTAGAAAGCGCATCGGCTGAATACATCGAGGCTCTTGAGACAGCTGATTCAGATGATGAAAGCGACGGGGCAAAGGCGCTGAAAGCTGTTGCCGATATACTGGAAACAATGGTAAGGGGTGATGCGGAATGAGCAGCCCTTTTTATAATGCTATCAAGACGTGTTATCTATCAGGGTATTGGGACGGCAAGGAGGAGCTTCTTTCTATGGCTGTCGATCAAGGCAAGATAACAGAAGAGGAAATGAATGAGATCAAAAGGCTCCGACAGGCTGACAAAGGATCTCCTTCTATAGAAGAGTAAAGGAGGGACACTATGCCGTACAAAGATGAATCACTTACTTTTACGATCAATGGCCGGCGCAAAAGCCCGGTACAAACAAATATCCAATATACAACTCAAGACAAAGGAACAGCAAAGCTTTCATTCCAGCTTATGAAGGACGGGGTTCCCCTGCCATTATCCGCGGCAGTGGTGAAGCTCGTTCTTTTAATGTCTGACGGCAGCCGATTTGTCCGAAATATTGAAATCACTGATAAATTGAACGGCCGGCTAACGTATGTTCTCTCTGATGAAGAAATCAGACACGTTGGAACCGTTCAGGCTGAGCTGGATGTTTCCTACACAAATCAGCAGGCCATGTCGATTCATGAGTTTTCTTTTGAGATTAAGAAAGCCTTGATTGACACTGATATCCTGCCAAGTGCTGAATACTATATTGACGACTTTGAGTCCTTAAAAAGTAAGATCAACGAGCTTTACAACGAAACCATTCAGACAGTTGAAGAACTGCGGCAAAAATTTGAGGACTTACAGAACATTGAAACAAAAGATGGGGCACAGAAAAAGGCTGATGCTGTTCGGGTTAATTTAGATACCCATAAAAATGACAAGTCCAACCCCCATGGAGTGACAAAAACTCAGGTAGGGTTGGGGAACGTAGACAACGTGCAGCAAGCAACAAAAGCAGAATTCAATACACACAATACGGATTCTACGCGTCATATCACGTCCACAGAGCGTTCAAACTGGAATGCGAAAGAAACGACAACGGGAGCACAAAACAAGGCAGATACTGCCGAAAAAAACGCAAAAACGTATACTGATCAACACATTAATAATAAGGGCAATCCCCACGGGGTGACAAAAGGTCAAGTCGGGCTTGGGAATGTTACCAATGACAAACAGGCAACCAAAACAGAATTTGATACGCATGTAAAAGATTCGACTGTCCATATATCTGCAGCAGAACGTACAAAATGGAATGGCGCCCAACTATCTAAAATTACAAATGATGTAGGTGGTGTTTCTTTTGCAGTGAATGAAGGCGAAGACATGCTTCAGGCAATTGTAAATAGAGGGAGAAGTATGGGTACATTTTATGCAAATGGTAAAGCAGTAAATTCTCCTTCAACAGCCTCTACAAGAGGCTTTTATCAAATGACAAGCCAATCATCTGACGGTAAAGGCAACTATGGTTGGGTGTATGCGATGGACTACAGAAATAATGTCTTTACGAATTATTGGGATGGCAACACTGTAGGGTGGCAGGGTTGGAAACGACTTATCACAGATGCAGCCTTTGATAATATAACCTGGCAAAACATCGCACTTAAAAACGGCGCAGCCACCGGAGATAGGCCGTTTCAATATGCCAAGTGGGGGAAGCTGCTTTTACTAAGAGGTCACATCAAAGCACCCCGGGAGGTTGTAATTGGTTCAATTCCTTCTTCTATGGTGCCAAGTAATGGAGCAGTTGTATTGGTATCAACATCAGGAATAACAGGGATTTGCAAGCTCATTGTTTATGGCACCGGAGATTTAAAATTGACCGGTTTAATGTCCAATGATAATAGCGCAGTTACCGGCTATCATATGGACGTTAACCCGATCCCGTTAGATTAAGGAGGGGGAAAGTTGAAACAGGTTTATAAGTATGATGAAAATTTTATATTCGTTGAGCCAGTTCTGGTTTACGAAAAAGACGGCGTCGGTAATTATGTTATTCCGGGCTTTTGCACAGAAATTGAACCTCCGGACTCTCCTTCTCTTTTCAAGCCGAAATTTGATCCTGTTTTACGCGGGTGGGTTGAGGGGGCTACGCAAACAGAAATAGATGAAATTCTAAGTCATGCTAAAAGCAGTGAAGATCAATCTCCTATTGAGATGTTAAAAGCTCAGAATGCCGCAATCATGGTCCAACTGGCAGAATCGCAAAATCAGGCTGAGACTCAGGCGAAAATGATCGCGGACTTGTTATTGATGCTGGCCGAAGGAGGGGAAGCGTAATGGATTGGTTTGCAAATGTGAAAACTATTTATGGGTGGGGGAGACAGTATTACACAAATGCTGATGTCGCCCGTTTTGTTGTTTTAAATAGAATTACAGAAGAGCAATATAAACAAATTACTGGCCTGACCTATCCAGCTACAGAGCCGGTTGTCATAGATTTAGGAAGTTAGCCAACACCCATAGAGGTGTTTTTATTTTGCCATGAAGGAGGTGAGGGCTTTATGGAAATGGATATTACACAGTATTTAATCACTCAGGGGCCTTTTGCTGTGTTGTTTTGCTGGCTCCTATTCTATGTCATGAAAACGAGTAAAGAAAGGGAAGCAAAGCTCTATAATCAAATTGATTCCCAAAATGAAGTCTTGGGGAAGTTCAGTGAAAAATATGATGTTGTAATTGAAAAGCTAGACAAAATTGAAAGCAAAGTACAATAGGAGGAATAAACGATATGAAAAACTATGACAAAGGCACGGTCATTCGGACGGTGCTTCTTTTGATTGCACTTATTAACCAAACAATGCTGATGCTTGGTAAGTCACCGTTGGATATTTCAGAAGATCAGGTTAATCAGCTTGCGGATGCTCTTTACACTGCCGGCTCTTTGATCTTCATGATCGGTACGACACTTGCTGCATGGTTTAAAAACAACTATGTGACAGCAAAAGGGCACCAACAAAAATCAATTCTTAAACAAAACAATCTAACAAAATGATGCTGCTGGATAACCCGGCGGCTTTTTCTATATTAAAAAATGAATGGAGAGAATGAATATGACAATCACAGTGAAAAAGAATCTTGTATCAGAAGCTAAATACGCTTTGAAATGTCCGAACTATATGGACGCTGAATACATCACAATCCACAACACGGCAAACGATGCATCAGCTGCTAACGAGATCAGTTATATGATTGGCAATACCAATTCGACAAGCTACCATTTTGCCGTTGATGACAAACAAGTAATCCAAGGACTGCCTACAAATCGCAATGGGTGGCACTCAGGAGACGGCACATACGGAACAGGGAACCGGAAATCTATTGCTGTTGAAATCTGTTATAGCAAGTCCGGTGGTCCGAAATATAGGGCGGCAGAAAAGCTGGCAATTAAATTTGTGGCGCAGCTACTTAAAGAACGAGGCTGGGGCGTTGATCGTGTCCGCAAGCATCAAGACTGGAACGGAAAGTATTGCCCGCACCGTATTTTGTCAGAGGGCAGATGGGACGAGGTTAAGGCTGCCATTGAAGCTGAATTAAATGCGCTGGGAGGAAACACAACATCTAAACCGTCATCATCTGCTTCTAAGGCTTCAGGGAGCACTTACACAGTCAAAAAAGGCGATACTCTTTCCGCAATTGCAAAAGAGCATGGGGTAAGTGTAGCAAACCTTCAGAGCTGGAATAACATTAAGGACCCGAATAAAATCACAGTTGGGCAAAAGTTAAAGCTCACAGGCTCAAGCACTTCGAGCCCTAAACCAAGTAGCAAAAAAACGTCATATGCGCTGCCTTCTGGTGTCATTAGAGTAACAAGCCCTATGCGAAAAGGAGATGATGTAAGGCAGATTCAAAAAGCTCTTGCTGCTCTTTATTTCTACCCGGATAAAGGGGCAAAGAATAACGGCATTGATGGCGTGTACGGTCCGAAAACAGCAAATGCGGTCAAACGGTTCCAATCCATATATGGATTGGTTGCTGACGGCATTTATGGGCCTAAGACTAAAGCGAAAATTGAAGCGAAATTGAAGTAATAAAAGAGCCTCTCATATAATGAGGGGCTCTAAATTGCAATCCTTTGACTTAATCGTCCCAGTCTTCATCATCGATCCAGTCGTCTTTCGCTTCTTCAAGCTCTTCTATTAAAAACTCTAGGAATGTGCTACCAACTTGTTTACCATATCCCTCTTGGTTATCCCAAAGGATGACAGGGCATTCTCCTTCTTTCATCTTGTTAGTGTCAAGACAATAAGAAAATTCATCAACATATTCGATCACTACAAGACCATTGAAAAGGTTATAATATTTTTTATATTCATTGGTCTGTTCGACAACTTCAGCACCGTGAGAGTCATATCCGAGTATCATTGTCCCGTATGCTCCCCCTGAACCATACTCAGTTAAAAACCATTTATAGCTGTCTGGAAGGGTTACATTAAGGTCCTCTTCTATTTCTCTAATCTGATCTTCAGTGACTCCCCCGGTGAGAATTGAATTTTCTTTATTATCATCAAAGAAAGTTTTCACTTTTGAATAATCCATTAAACTTTCACCTCTTATTCTTGGTTCTCAAATTGCTGAGCTCTCCATCTCCAATACCTTCTCCTAAAGCTTTTATATTGTTTATCAAGTACTGGATCGTTTCTAAAACTCTGTCCATTCTCTTTTAATCCATGCAAAACATCACTGTACTTATTGTGCCAGCTTTCAGGTATCTCGAGCATATTGCCAGGCTCTTCTTGAATCAAATGATGCAAATTAATTTGGGTTCCATCTTTTGCAAAAGGAGCATTACCATTTTTCATTAGTTGAAGATTCGTAAGGCCTTTCCGATTTTTTTGATTAAGATCAATATCTTTCATTGTATAGACTCTACGGCTTACATCTCTAGGTTGCCCTTTAACTTTTACCTTGCCGCCTATCTCGAATGCTTCATATTTTTCTTTATTTAACCAAGGGACATTTACTTTCTGACCTGTAAATGGCTTTCTTGTTTCATCTAATTTTTTAGCAAGCTGAAGCAGCCTGTCTTTTGCACTCACATCGTTGATGACATTATACGGCATGCCGCCTGCTACAACAACATCTTCTCGCATGACAAACGGTTTGATTGCTGTTAGTGGATCAGGAGTTTCATCCAGTTTTTTAGACACTTTTTTAACTGCTGCTTTTCCGGCTGTTTTCACTCCAATTTTAGCAACTGAACCAGCACCTTTTAAAGCAAAGATGTTTACTGCTGCACATGTAAACCAATGAGCCGTAGATTCTGTGTCTCCGTTCTTTACGTCTCTAATATAGGAAGTTATTATTGCATCCTTAATTGAATTAAACGTGGAATCGTAGTGATAAACTGCAACTGCAGAATTAATAAGCATGTCGACAGGATGATTGTGTGCCATATAGTCTAATGTTTCAGCTGTCATATCGTAAAGAGCTGTAACAGTACCTTTGGCTCCAGCCATTAGCTCACGTGTGTTTTCAATCTGTGTGAAATATCTTTGTTGTTCTGCTGTCAGATTTTCATACCCAATTGTTTTGGCCATTGAATAGAATTCATCGGCATCTGCATAATCGTAATTCTTTAGTCTTTCTTTCAGTTTTTCAATCTCTCGTTCTTTTTCTTCCTTCTTCTTAATCGTCAAGTAAGCTTCAGAATGCTTTTCAACATCGCCTTTTTTCTTATGTATGTCACTTTCTCTATACGCTTTGGCATTATAGTGGATCGGAGTGGCGTTTTTTCCTTTGCCTGTTGATTCCTGCAGCTTTTTAAAATCTTGCTGAATGAATTGTTCGTTTGGTTCTGTTAGTGCACATTCAGTTGTTAAATCATCATCGACTTCTCTAACTTTATCAATTGTTTTTTCACGTTTCTTATCTGCACTGGCAAGTTCATCTTTAAAGTTTTCTGTTGAAAACAAATCAAGTGGTAGGATATCGTCAATATCGTTCAGAATGTCCTTCATTGCTTTCTTCTGTTCAGACATAATAGCCTTTGATTTTTTATAAGCATTTGCAAGTTCATGCTCTAAAAAAGATTCCTCGACGTATGCATCTGACAAGCTGGCTTCCTCTATAACTCCAGAGATACTTGTAAGGAAAGCAATCTTCATGTCAATTAAATCAATCCATTGATCTGTAACCCCAACATGATCATGATAAAATGCTTTAATATTGTCTGCGCCCTTACCTGAAAACTCGCTGTCATCTAGGTCGGCTACGGCTTTAAATGCTTTTCTGAGCTTAACCATTTGTGATCTGAGTTCCTTGTACTCTTTTGCACGTTTATCCGCTTCAGAAAGTAATGACTTTGCTTCAAATACCTTCATACCATTCTCCTTTTTCTGACACTCAATACTCAAAATTTTACCATAGTTTAGGAGAGTTAACGGCGTTTAGATCGGCCAAATGCCAGAAATACTCCAAAAGAAATAGTTATTTTTACTCAATTCATTGTTCACAAATGAACATTTCCTTATAATCGATATACAAGACCTAGGCAATCCATTCTTACACACCCTGAAAATTAGGTAAATTATCCCTTGAGTTTAATTGCGTCATCACGAAAGCAGAATTGCGCTATGTCGAAAATTTTTTCTATATATTACATTTAATGTTAAAGTTGTGTTAACATTTGTTTGATAATTTAGAATTTTGACAGAAAGAGGGGTTTATTATGAGTAAACTTGCTTCTGAGTATGTTGCTAATATCTTAAATGAATGGTATATGGCTATAAAACAGCAAAACGTGGAGGCTGCCGAGAAATACTTCAAAGAGAGCAGAGCTCTATTTGATGAAATGGAAGAAGACCAGGAAGTATTGATGTACTATTCTTTACTTGAAGAGAGACATAAAATGATGCTCCACCAGGATAAAGGAAAAGAATTTCCAAAGCACTCTTATTTCAGTAAAAAACATAAGAAAGAAATAAGAAAAACAGACAATATGATTGAATATTATTTCTTCTTATTTGAGGCATTATACGAATCGCACAATCGTAATTACGGCAATGCAATTAGTCTTTTTAAAATTGCTGAGAAAAAGCTTGCGAATATTCCAGATGAAATTGAAGCGGCTGAGTTTTATTCAAAAGTAGCCTCTCTTTATATGATGCTTGGCCAAAACATCGTGTCTTTAAACTATATAAAGGATGCAATGCACATTTACAAAAGGAATGAGGATTACAAAAAAAAGCTTGCGACGTCTATGATGGTTGTGGGACATAACTATACAGAGCTAGGTCAATATGATAAAGCTGAGGATATTTATTTTGAAGCAATACGAATTTCTAAACAACTCGAAGACCCTTTTTTTGAGGCTATGATTCATCATAATTTAAGTATCACTTATTCAGCTGCTAAAAGATCACAAGATTGCATAAATGCTCTGAAGAAAGCATTGAGAAATGATGAATGGAAAGAGTCGGTTTATTACACAAACTCCCTGTATATGATCACAAAAGAGTTCTTCATAATGGGACTATCCGATCAAGCTGTTTATTATTACAAAAAAGCACAGGAAAACTTAAATCAAAAAGAGAATAAAGTGTATGAGGCTAAAATAAACATTATTTATGAGTTATTCCAGAAAACCCCTGAAGAAAGCGTTAATCAGTGCAGGAGCTACATTCATTTCCTATTTGAACAGAATGACGCGGATAGTGTGCACGATCTCGCTTTAATCATTTCGCAATATTATGAGGCGAGAGGATATATTCAAGAAGCTCTGGAATTTTCTAATCATGCTATTTTAGCCGAGAGGAAAATGAAGCAGTTGGAGGGAGTTTAATGAAAAAGGTAATTCTTTGTTTAGCTGCTCTGGGCGCGCTAGCAGCTGCTAGTTATGCGGGCTCGAATGCTCATGTTGCAGAGAAACCGGTCGGAACTTATATGCTATTAGCAGAAAAACCAGTAGGTACCTAATACAACCCTTCTCATCTGAGAAGGGCTTTTTTATATAATCCATCTTTTCTTTTCTTTATCCCAAGAAATCGCTCCTTTTCGGATAAGGCTTTTTGTGGCCTCGCGTATTTCCTGTTCGCCCTTCCCGGTCTTTCTTTTCAGTTCAGGAAGAGTCGGATTCTTTCCGTATAGACTCATATTTACAAAGATTTGATATAACTTGCGCTCAAAATCAGTCACACAATATCAACTCCTAGAGCTAGGTGCATCGAAAAAACAATTGTAAGTATTAGTTGATTTTGTCATAAAATAGACCAGTTATTAGTGGTCCTCCATTTTCAGCTTTTTCTTTCTGAACTGATCCATAAAGGATAATGGTTTGGTTCTCCTTTAACTTTGTAGGGAATAGGGCAAAAACATTATAAACACCATACCCATTTTTCTCTTTAGATGAAATAATAAATTTTCCTCCAGCTTCGGCATTTTCGATTGCAGAAACTTCTCCTTTGATACGAACTATTTTATCTGGAGGGTCCTCAACATTGATTTTTTTGAAATCAGCATCTTCAGCTTCTTTTCTAATCTGTTGCTGCTTTTCCTCAGTTGAAATATCGTCTAGTCCATCTTGTTGAGAGGTGCTTGAGGTAATGGATTTTTTCTCAGTTGGTGAATCATCTGATTGAGCCATATAAGTAAATCCACAGATGGAGAGTAATAAGCTTATTGGCAATATCCATATTCCTTTTTTTCTTGTTCTTTTGAAGAATAAAAGAAATAAACCAATTACGATTCCGATTGCGGAAAATATAGAGAGAAATCCCATAAATAAAATCATAATATCCTCCATTTTTTAAAGGTAACATTTATATCTTAAAACAGATGAGTGTAATTTTCTATTCTATACAGCGGGCTTAGGAGGGAAAACAAATATGGACCAGCTACAAAAGCAAAACTTGAAGGATTATTGAATTAATGAAAAACCCTCTCTAAATTAGAGAGGGTTATTCTTTATCTCTTTTGATATTAGTATTATGGAAGTAGTCTGGTAATGCTTCGTATAATATATGTCTACTTTCAAATTTTACGTCTTTAATCTTATTGACGTTACTTTGTACCCCTCGGGAACCAAATCCTCTGGCCTTTTTAACTGTTGTTTTATCAACTGGTGTTTGTTTATTAACTGTTGTATGTTTGTACCAACTGTCTTTATCTCCCATTAAAACCTTCCTCTCTTTTGGTTAAACCATTAAAAGAATGACTTGCTTAATCATATACACTAATACAATTCCGATTATTGAAATGTATATCTTCTCGATTCCTTTTTTATAAAGATTTGCTTTCGTGTCGTTGGCATTACTGTTTTTTTTGACAATGTTATAGTATGAATCTGCTAAAGCATACTGAAGTTCATCTTTGGGTAGCTTTGCATTGGTATTAAGGCTTCCATCTACCTCGTTAAATCCACCTAATCCGAGCGACTGATATTCGTATGTTTTAAGCACATTAATTAAGTGCCTAAATGCGATCAGTTGCATAATAGCCGGGAAAATATATAACAGAGCGATTATTGAAAAACATAGCATTTCAATTGGGCTATGTGCCTTTTTGAAGAAAGAAAAATCTAGCGCTGTTGCATAAAATCCTATCAATGCTCCTAATAAAGCTATAAGGACACCAGCTCTAGTTTCAATATCTCGTTTTCTATTAGCCTCGGCATCATATTCCCTAGTTATTGTATTAAGTAGTGTCTCAGAACTAGGATATTCAATATGAAGTTGTTCTGAATTTTGTTGACTTTCCTCTGAATTTAGCTGTCTTTCATCCGAAAGTTCAGTCTGTTCTGTAGCCAT